TACTCCGAGGCCTTCTGTCAAGTATCGTTTATACTCGTCTACATCCTGCTTATCTAGCACATACTCTTCTGCGAGGTGCCCAAACTCGTGGTAAAATTCTTCCTTTTCCGGGTTTGTACCCATGCGGATAGTCTTTGATTTTATCAAGCATGAGCTGTTCGGATATCCCGACTCCACGGTAAATTCACCTACGCCCAACTGAGCTTTGAGAGGTATGTCTCTGTAAGCTTCCGCGGCCACTTTATAAGCCTCAAACTGCCCGGCTGCGCTGCTTCCTTCTTTCCGCTTCATAAGGAAATCTACGGCAACTTGTTTCTGCCTTACATGGTTTTCTTTCCACCGTTCGTATGTAATACTCATATTTCCGAGCTTCCTTTGCAGCGTATCCGACTTATCAAATACCGCCGGGTCGATACCATTCACGACAGCGATAGTAGTGCAGCGACAGTTGTAGACTTCCCACGCAGGCCCTTCCGGGTCTCCGGGAAACCGACAGCCATTTGAAAACTTCTGTCCCACCTTGATAATCTCGCCATCAAGGCTTCTATGCGAATGTCTCGTTCGGCCGTCAAGGGTTGCTTCCCATTCCTGTTTGACGTCTATCCCCATCTTCTGTGCTCGCTGATAGGAGTTCATTCGGCCGCCATTTTCGGCCCCGGTACACATTGTCCGGGCATTTCGTATAGCGGCGTTCCTATCCATCGCGGCTACTTCGGATATACGGCTTGCCATTCTAGGGATAGAGTCGCCGGATAATATCGAGGCGGTAAAGGTTGATGTTAGCTTTTCCTTATGCCACTTCAAATCCGAGGCGTCAATCTCTTTCTGCCGCTTTTTAGAAGGCCTCGGAAGTAACTCCGGGTCTTCTTTCATAAGCCGTTCAACTGTTGAATGGTCGTATAACGAATACGACGTATCAACTCCGAGGCCATGCTCAATTTCGTATGTCCCGTAGTTGTGATTGAGCGCGTATATATCAACCTGCTTATCACGAACTAAGTCAATAGCTACGGTATTCGTATTATGCAGGTCTGAGGCCAGTGTATCACGTATTTCCGTAATAGTATCAGCATAAAGGAGCTGATTTTTTCTCCACGTATCGTAGTATTCCTGCGTCCATTTCCCGGTGCTTACGTCCTTTTTATGCCTCGCGTCCTTCCGGTCAAAGGCAGCCATATAATCGGTAAAGCGTTTCTCGGCATTTGCTACGGCTTTGCTGTATGTAGTTTTTAGCTTCTTCTCAAGGGCCTTTAGTATTCTATCGGTTTCCTCATGTCCGTAGTCTGCCATATCTTATCACTCTTCTTCGCCTTCCGGGTTCTGCGCTCCTTCGCCCGGTTCCGTTTCATCGTCGTCCTTTTCGTCTCCGATACCCGACATACGTTTGAGGTCTTCGGCTTCCATTTCCTTGATAATATCATCAGCTTGGTCTCCGTCTCCGAGGATTGTAAGTATCTTACGTGTTACGTATTCCTGCGGTAGATACTGTCCGGCCGATAATACTGTCTGTATCTGTTCCTGTTCGTTTATTACTCGTGACCGGGTAAATGTAGGGTTCTCGTCCTCTATACCGACTACATCTAGTAGGTTTTTGAGGAAATCACGAATACAGAACTCGTATTCATCGGTCTTTGTATCGAGCGGCTGATACGACGCCTCAATAGCTGCCGTGACTACTGAGCCGCCACTTGCAAGTTTCTTCGGGTCAAAGGCCATAGCTTGCTCAAAGAGGTCATCGCGAAGCCTCGTGAGAAGTGCCTCTCTTGCAGCATACGGAACCTCTATCGTATTCGGCTGTGCCTCAACTCCGTCGTCAAGGTTAGCGGCGTGTACGCGCTTCATCTTGTTTAGAAATTCAACAAGGTCTGTCTCGTCCATACCACCGGCATTTTTTAATATCCAGTATATCTGAGAGGCGTCGTCAAGGTCATTGGCAAATCCCGACTTGATGAGGTCGTATGCGTCGATATTTTCCTGCAATCCGACAAGCTCTGACTGCTTTTTCTGACTGCCCCATAACGGAACGATAGGGAATGACGGGTAATTTTCTAAATCGTATATCTCCGTCCCATCTACTTCCGTAGACTGTAAATGCACGATATATGCACGTTTCGGGGATAATACCCGGCCGCCTATATCGTCCCATATATATTCCGTATATCCGTCTATCTCGTATAGCGTCGCACGTAGCGGCTTTAGCTTGTCAATCTGCCAAAAACGGACACCGGCCATCAAGGCCCCGTTCTCCTCGTCGTATAAAGGTACAAACTCCGAAGCCCCGAATACTTCAAGGTGGTCGAGGTTCCAAAATCCGAAGGCCTCTCCTTCAACAAGGGCCTTCTTTCCGGCGATTGAGAGCTGTGTGTCGAAGTCGTCTCCGAGCTTCCCGGCCGTGGCTGTATTCTGCCATGTCACGCCGTTTCCAAGGAGATACTGATTTTCCTGTGTAACAAAGAAGTCGAAGAAGTTTGAACACATCTTATAGTTCGCAGAAAAATTATCCGGAACCGAGCGGCCGGACATTGTATGTAGGAGCTTCTGATAGCTCAATATTGTGCGGTTCCTACGCCTATCGTATTCCTTCGCCAATACTGCGTTCTCGTATAGCTCGCTGTCTTTGTAGTTGTTGATAAGTGACCGGGCAAATTCCATCTTTCGCCGGTCGTCGTCCGCAACCTTTAGCAGGTCTTGATATGTGTATATCATCGTTTCCTCGCCTTCTGAACGATATGCATGGTCTTAACGAAATACCTCATTGAGTCCATCAAATGGTCTTTTACCTTTACCGGCTTATCTTCACCGGCAAGCGAAGCCTTTTCGTCCCACACATACCCCTCTATTTCATCGCGCCAGTTCTTTAGCGTTTCGTTAAACTTGATAAGACCCTTCTGCATAGCTACTGCTGTCTCTCTGATACCATCCGCAACATCATTGTCGGCCTTTCGTACCTTGAAGCCTTTGCGCTTCTGTAGAGCCGCTATAAAGGACGCCGCAGACGGGTCTACGATTGTCTGTAATTTCTTCCGGGCCGCGAACGGGTCATCCATAGCCACGGCCGATTGAAATTCCTTCTCGTATCGGTCGATTATTGGCTTGCAGAACGCCTCAATATCCTCCACGTATTCCTCGTCTGTCTTTGCTATACCGAGGTCACGGCCGGAGTAGTAGTATTCCCTATACGCATACCAAATACCATCTTCGCCCTTGCCCCATAGTAAAGCTGCAAAGGCGTTTTCCGTACCATAGTCGATAGATAGCACATACTGCGTATATACCATATCTTGTGGTATCTTAGTGGTAGCGGATGCATACATGGGATATATGAGGCCTTCGGCCAACGCCCATTTACCGAGGATATATCGGTCGTAATATACGGTTCCCTCGTATTCATTACATAGGGAGTCGATGAACGATTGCGGCAGGAACGGATTGTCAAACAATACGTAGTGCTGTATGTATATATCCAGTTTAGGATTGTCAAGCCATTTCTTAAGCCAATGATTAGGGCCTTCCGGGTTGCACGCCCCGTCAAACCTTGAATACTCTTTATCGAGACGGGACTCAATCATCGTAAAGGCGGCCGGAGACCATTTCGCAATCTCGTCGCCGTATGCGTATTTGATTGACATACCTTGTATCTTAGATACAGCGGAAGCCTTCTCACAGCCAATACAGTAAACTTCCTCACCAAATATCTTGGCTGTATTCTTTGAGCCTCGTATATATCCGATAAGTTTATCTGAATACCGCTCTCTCATAGGTTGCAGGACGTTACGTTCAATGGTACCATTCGATACCCCGAATATTACGCTCAACCCGTCAAGGCCCCGTACTTCGGTAATACGCATTGGTATCATCACCGCTATATCTACAAAGGATTTGCCGCTACGAACGGCCCCTATCTTGAAGTTGTATCTCGCATTAGACTCTCGTATGAAAGTCCACTGCTTATCACTCAGATGTATCTTTTCCTTTTTCATCAGCTATACTTCTTATATCCGAGAACATATCTCTTAGGCCTTCTACTATCGCCTCATTATCATTTTCGTGGAGCGTAGTCCTGTAATTATCAAGAGCCTGTAATGCGGCCTGTTTGCCTCTCTGTACCGAGGACAGTTCCTTTTCCATGCGGAGTATTACGTTTGTGGCCGAGGTCTTTGTGGAGTGCATTTCTATCACTCCGACTTTCTTCTTCGGGTCATTCGCAAGCCTCTTCTCCGAGGCCGTAATGCTATCCGTTACTGTTCCTTCAAGGCCATCTTTATTCTTCTCCGAGGTTTTCTTTATCGCACGTAGAATACGCATTTCCCGGATAGTATATACCTCTACTTCCTGTATCAGCTGCGCCTCTGTATCGTCTACCGCGATTTCCTTTATGAGGCCTATCTCCTCGTCGCTTAATACGCCCCATTTCAGCAAGCCGCTATACGCGCCGTGCTTTAGGTTGTTCGTATTCCCTTTTGGTGCGCCGTGGCCTACGGCATTCATACTGCCTTTGGGTGCACCGCGTTTCTTTTTGGGTGCAACTTCCTGCCCCGAGGGTGCAACTTTTCCGCGTTGGGTTGCACCCTCTTTGGCGGCCTTTTTCCGGGCTTCGGATTTTGACAATCCCCCGGCCTTTTCCCGGGCTTCTTTCCACGAGTCTCGCTTTTGCCAACTTTTGACTGTGTTGAGCGGCACGCCTAACTTCTCTGCAATTTCTTTAGCAGTACGGCCCCCTTTGCAGTACAGGGCCTTTGCTTTGTCTCTCAACGTAGAGTCCGTATTTGCTCACCGCCCTTCTTCGCGTATTTTTTTGTCTTGCCCCTACTGCTCCATGAGGTCGATGTTGGCCTTGTCCTCGTCACCGTGTGGGTTGAACCCTACGGCATTATTATACTTGTATATAATATCGCCGTTCTCGTCGTATCCGTTCGGCATAAGGACACGTTCAAATATCTTATACGGAGACTGGCCCTGTTTTGGGCTGTTCCACAGATAATGGAGCCAGTCTTTCATCGTCATTCCGTTTACTTTGGCCTTAAATTCCTGCGATATGAGATTGAAGCCCTCTGCTGCTCTCATAGGAAATTCAAGGAAATACATATCCTTCTCAATATCGCTCCAACGTACCTCTCCTGTCTTTTTAGCAATCTGTAGAGCCGCCGCGAAGTTCCCCCGGCTGTAACGCCAGTTCTTGTTCAGCGCACAGCAGCAACAGTTGTTGGAACACTCTTTTCCGTGAGCGTCCGATACGTAGAACCGCATTCCGAGCTTATCACATAGCTCCTGCATTTTGGTGATGTATTTCATCTTTACCTTGCGGTTCAGTCGTAAATATCCCTGCCCTACACTGTATTTACGGTAGAACTCCACAATATCAAATCCGCAGCAATCGGATATGACCTCGTAATGTTCTTTAGCCTTGTTAATACTGCGCATTTCCAAGCAGAAAAATTCAGTTGTTACGGCTGTTGCCCCGGCGTCGTGAGCGGCTTTGATAAGGTCAAGGTACGTTTTATCCGAGACACCCGGTATAAACGGTCTGAGACGTAGCGTTGTTCCACCCTTTGACAGTTTATTGTACTCTGCCATAGCGCGTAGTCTTTCCTGTGGAGAAGGTACTCCGACTTCAATCTTCGCCGCGTCATTCGGGTCAAGGGTTATTATCGAGAACTTTACGTTCCAGTTGTCCGCACCCTTGAATAGCTCTCTGTATTTATCATCGAAAAATACCCATGTACCTTTTGTTGAAAAGCATATCGGGTAGTTAATCTCTTTCAGTCCTTTTAATATCTCGTATGTCACGCCGTATTTCTTCTCGAAACCGTCAAATTCATCAGACATACCGCCGTACTGTATAGGCCGCTTATCCTTTACATACTGGTAAAATGTTGATTTCGGGTCTTCGCCTTTGAGGATTTTTAATACCCTCTTAGGGTTGACGGCCTTTACTTTCTTCGCATAGTAATCAATACCGGCCTGTCCTAGGCCTCTCTGATACTGCGCGAAACAATATACGCAACCAAAAGCACAGTTACTATATGTGTCTAGCGTGACCGGTAAGGAGCAATCCGCAATCTCACCAGTCCAACGCGGTGAACCATATCCGTATTTTATCTCTTCCATTTATCCTATCTCTTTCTCAATAATCTGAGCCATCTTAGGCTTTGGATATCCGCTGATATTCACCTTTCGTATTGCTTCCCCCGATTGAAGCATTCTCCGAGTAGCACGCCTTATCACTTCATTCTGCTGCTCAATCTTTGTAATATCCAAGTAATCTGTCCTGTTATATCGCTCTTCAAGGTTGCTTTCCTGCTCCTTCAATGTCAGCGATAAATATATCCCAACCCATTGATAACCGTAATCACGGGCCATCTGAGCGATTTTCTTATTAACCCCGGCAACCGTCGAGAATACATATCCCTCGTATATAACCGTATCGGGATAATACGTTCGTATGACCTTTGCAATCGTGGGAACAAGCTGCTTGCCGCCTTTGTATTTGTCTACGCCGGAACCCCGTGTACCGTCGTATGCGCCGCAAATAATCACCCTGCCGCCGTCTACCACCGTAAGCTCACTCTTATAGCGTTTTCCTACGACGATACTACGGTAATCGAACGAGTGATTTTTTAAATACTCCCACACTGCTGTAGTTTTGCCGGAACCATCACCGCCCCGGATATTTAGGATTTTCTTCACTCGGCAAATCTCTCCATTAACTGGCTGCAATCAATAAGCCTGCGGCATTCGTTTTCCTCACGGAGAAATGTCCCAAGCCATTCCTTCTGTTCCTCTGAGGTACAGGATATAATACAGTTGAAGGATTTGAGGCCCTTCTCCGGGTAATCTTCCTCAATCTCCTTATCAAAATCTTCCGGCTCAAAATCCTCGTCATCGTTTCCTAATACGAACGGATTGAAGCCGTAATCAGCCATCTGAAAATCAGCCATCACACCATCAAGCTCGTCCGACAGTTTAGCAAAATCAAACCCGGAGTTCATTGTCAGCTTGTTATGGACAAGCGTATAGGCCTTTCTCTGCTCGTCTGTGAGGTCGTCAAGACGGATTACCGGGACGCTCTCAATGCCAAGCTCTTTAGCTGCTTGATAACGGCCGTGGCCTTCTACGATAGTATTGTCCTCGCCCCATACGGCGATAGGGTCATTAAAGCCAAAGTCGTTAATACTTTTCTTTATCTGCTCAATCTGCTCTTCCGGGTGCAGCTTCGCGTTGTTCTCATAAGGTTTAATCTCGTCAATCGGTAAATATGTGATATTTAAATCCATTGTCATTCTCCTATCTTTATCTTCTCGTCACGGACTTTTACTCTTACCTCACCATTCCTCTTACAGTTCTTCGCAAGTAGCTGAGGGTATCTTTTCAGTAGCCAGTGAACAGATTTTGCATTCTCATTAGTTTTCCACGCGTCATAACAGCCGCCTTTATTTGTGCGGTGCTTTGCCTTTATCGCAAGATAATCATATCTGAATACCTTATTCCCGGTGCTTAATAATCGGGAACACAGCTCTATATCCTCCTTCATCTTGAAGTGATTGTCGAACCGTAGGCTTTTCCATTCCTTCCGGCCGACGAAAGCTATCAACGTATTCACAGTAACGATTGTGGAAATCGTCTTTGACATAAAATACGCATTATCCGTAGGATATACGCCCCAAAGCCATACACCCTGCTTTCGGGCAAAATCGAAGCAGCGGCCCATCTCGTCATAAAACTGTTCTGCATTTTCTATCGCTGACAGGCCCTTACCGGACAACTTATCAATCCGCTGTATATCGTCGTCCAACATCAGTATATCCGGGAATGTATCACCGGAATAAAAATAATCTAGGATATTATTCCGGGCCTTCGTAACGAAATCGGCTTCTCTGAATACGACGTTTACGCCTATATCCGCTTTATCCCGGTGATAGGCTTCGTCGTCTTCGGTATTCTGCACGAATATATATATGCTTGACGGGTCAACGCCCATATCGCATAAGTATTCCGCCGTGCCTTTATCCTTACTCCGGCCGCACGACGGTATCGCTATCTTTAGGTCTTGCATTCTCAATCCTTTCCCTCAGCTCCGTGCTGCTCAATCCGTGGTCACGATTGTTATACATTATCTTTATACCGCGTCGCTCACACGTATCTTTCCCGGTAAAATCCTTCCCGATGTAATCGGCTCCGACAAATCGTATATCTATCGGTAATGACTTCAAGGCCAAGTCCAAGTCGGCCTCACCGCTCAACGGGATAACTTCATCTACGGCCCGGTGTGCGGATAGCTGCGCGTATCTCTCAAATAGCGACTGTATCGGCTTATTTTTAAAAGGCCGGTCAATCGTAGGGTCTGCTATCAGTCCGACGTATAGGTAATCACAGTATCGCTTGCACTCGTCTAACATAAGAGAATGTCCGGCGTGCAGAAGGTCTCCGACAACCGACGTAAAGCCGATTACCATATCTTTATTCAAATATGCCTTCATTCTCTTTTATTATCCTTTCCGCAAACTCAATCACGCTCTTTCTGCCAACAGCGTCCTTGTATCTGTATAGCCTTAATACGTACATCAGCTCACATATCACCATTTCGGTATAGCGGCCTATATCCATAGCATATTCTTTCAACAGGCTCCGTAAGTGTTCCGAAGGCTTCATACGGCCAAGGCCGAAGATATACTCGTATCCGTCCAATGACATTTTTAACTTTGCCATATCGAATATATACGATGACGCTTCCGGCTCAAAAACCGGGTCAAGGAAATACAGGTCATAGTCCGCAGCGATTATATTCCCGAGGGTCAAATCTCCGTGCATGAATGACCGATTTTCTATGAGCGTATTTTCTATACTCTGTAAGGCCTGTTCCGATATATCAATGAGATTATCCGTATTATGAACCCGGTTCTTTTCGAGCACATCTATCTGTTTTTTGAGGTCAAACGTATATGGCAGTTTTACGCGTCGCTCATCGTCTATCTTATCTATGACCTGTTTAATGTCATATCCGATACAGCAATCAGCCAACGAAAAGCCTTTGATATACTGCATATACACCTCGTTATACGTATATGAATATATCTTCGGTATCCGAAATATACGGTTATTTTTAACGAACTGTTGAAATTTTAGCAGCTTATCTTCCGAACCAAGGTCTTTCTTCACCACGTTCCCGATACGTACAACGCTTTTGCCGGAGCCTCCTTGCAGCGACTCAAAATCAGCTTTGAGAAAATCCTCTGTATTCATTCCTCTGTCGTCTACGTATAGGTCTGCAATCGGCTTTCCAAAAACTATCTCGTCGTATTCTACGTTATTATCTGCAAGCCACTTTTCTAGCACTGGCAGATTTTTCTTTTCCGCTTTCTCCCGGTCTCCTCCACAAGAAACCATACCGCGTGACGTATAAAGAACAATCTTATATCCACTTCTATGAAGCTGATTGAGTTTCTTTATCACATCTCTTTTTGGTAGAGCATTCTCGTAGTCTCGGTTCCGGTTGTCGCAGAGCGTATCATCTATATCAAATACTGCCGCAAGCTGTGACATAAATTCCTTTCTGAAAATAAAAAATGGAAACACCCGGTTATTCCGGGTATTTCCACTGGCCAAAGAAGTAGCGAGGACATTTCGGCTTGCCCCCATCAGTTGTCGATTAGTATAATACGGCTATATGTTGTCCTATTCAATCTAAAATCATATATTTTAGTCTAAATTTGGGGCTATTTCGCCCAAATGTTTTAAAGCAGCATTATATATATTGTATGTTTGTGCTCTTGAATATCCGATAATTGAGGCTACATCCTCTAGTTTTACCTTTCTTACGGATAAGAAATACACTTCCAATACCTGTCTTTCGTAGCTTCTCGGGAGCTTATCAATCAGCTCCTGCGCTTCCCTGCGCCGCTTTATGAGCTTTACAAGTTTCTTTTCGAGGGCCATCTGATAATCTACCGAAGCGGCCATAGCTTCCGACATATGTTCCTGTGGCGAGGACTGCACACGTTCCTTATCGTATCTGATGCCGGAAGGCAGGAGCGACTGTTCAATCTCGTATATACGGTCTTTGAGTTCTTCTATCTCTTTCTGCTCGTCTCTGATTGAATATAAATACTGTTTAACACTCACTTCGGGCCTCCCATACACTACAGGTATCGTTATCATCAGTCCACTCGCTACAATACGGTGAACGGCCATTTACACATATATACGCTTCTTCTTTCGGGTTATCCGTATCATGCCATTTGCAGTTGTAACAGGATTTTCCCGGCCGCCCGGCGTATAAGATAATCGCACCCGGCCGCTCTCCGATACGTTTTATATCTGCTAGACTATGTCGGAACCCGTAGGGCTGTATTTCTACCTTCCAATCTCCTTTTAAATGCTCTAGTTCTTTGCATAATTTTTCTATCGTCATTTTATCCCTCGTACTGCTTCTTTAACCTTTTCCATTCTTTTTTTGACAAGCTCGCTTTACATAAGCCGACATCGAGGGCAAGCGGACATACGGGGCAGTGAAATCGCCCCGTATTATCTTTGCTGCCGTATTTGTCGCATATAGCCTGTTCTTTAGGCGACAGCTTCACTATTTTCTCCTTATCACACATTTTGTATCTGCCGTGACACTGTAACCGGGCCTTCCGGTGCAGTAGTTATGCAGAGTTGTTTCGTATCCATCCTGTTCGTAATACAGATATTCCTTCGGGCTTTCACCGGTTTTGTATATGAATGTTACATTCCAATCCGGCTGATATGTTCCATCTTCGTATTTCTGATATACGATACCGCCTACCATCGTAATTCCCAATGATGGTATCTCCGCTGCGAGGCCGTCCGTCAGCGCGTAGCAATCGCTACCCATAGGGACTTTACTATCCTCGTATTCGCAGTCGTCAAACAGCAACTACATAGCCTCATCAAGGTCTTCCAGTCTAACTTCTTTCATATCACTTACCCGTACTCCCGAAACCGCCTTCTCCGCGGCCACTTGTTGACTCGTCAAGTTCTTCTACCTGTTCCAGTGTTGCCAGTAAACAAGGCTGTACAATCATCTGTACTACCTTCTCACCCGGTTCGAAGCAGTAAGCATCTTCCCCATGATTTTCTATCAACACTCTTACACTCCCTCGGTATGAGCTGTCGATAACACCTCCGGGGCAAACTATGTGGTGTTTCATCATAAGCCCACTCTTGCTCTCCATTTTGCCGTAAAAGCCTATAGGTATCTGTACACAGACCTTTAAATCAATTATCGCGTAGCCGTCCGCAGGTATCTCGATATGCTCCGGGCATAAAAAATCGTACCCGGCATCGTCAAAATGGGTTTTTCTCGGCATATAGCCACCCTCTAAAACCTTAATCTTCACTTGTTTCTTCCTTTCTCTTTAAGCGTTCCTGTTCTAGTGCCTTTGTCATTCTCTGTATCAGATTGAAAAACTGTGTCAGTTCATCGTCTGACAGTCCGCTCAGTTTCCTGCCACCATAAAATTCGCCTTGCATGGTCTCTACCTGCCAATAGGCACTATCATCAGTCACCCATGCGGTGATTTTTTCGCTTCTCTTGCCCATTATTCTTTACCTTCCTGCTTTAAAGCTCCACACCACGGGCCTTTCCGTCCTGTCGCCTCTTTCCAGTTAAATTTATATCCACCGTTCTTTCTCTTTTTCACCGAAGCAAAGTCAGAAATTACACAAGCGGGGCGAACACCATTGTTGCCGCCGCAAGCGCAGCCGTAGTCAAGCGAGCCATCCGCGTTCACAATGCTGGCGGAGTACGAGAACCCGCCATATGGAGAGCGGAGCCACCAATACCACGTTAATCGGGGGCAAACCTCTGCCTTTAAGTATTTTTCTTTATTATTGCCCTTAAAAAGTTCAAGTGCCTTAATATTACGACTATACCCAGTTTCGGCATCAGACAGTAAAAACACCATTTCCTCGGTTCTATCTACCACGTAACCACTTTCAAAAAACTCGCTATCGTACCTTGATAGCTCTGTCGTGTTAAAGACAGGAATAATCAGTCCTGCAAGCCTGCCCGAAAACGACTTTCCCAAAAACTCATTATTTAGCCATTCTCTTATATCCGAATGCTTCCAACGGTTTGAGCCGTATTTCTTTCGATATTCATCTTCGTCGCATTCCTTTGGGCTATCAAAAGGTCTGCAACAAAGTATGTCCTTTGAGAGCAGCACTGTTCCATCCGGGTACTTCTCGTGGTCTGCTACAAGCCAATCTATCGGCTTGTTGTTAAAACGTGTTTTTTTGTCGGTTATTATTGACCCGACTGGTAAATCTTTAAGCCTCATTCTGTTTTTTCTCATTTCTTGTCACTCCATTTCTGCTTTCTATGTTGCTGACATCATTGTGTCTTGGTCTGCATATTTTAATGTGCGTTTATCAATCTTTGCACCACAGTTTGGACAATACTTAAACTCATACTCGTGATATGTAACATCATCCTCGTCACGTTCTACCCTATGCCAGTCTTGAAGTTCGATACCGCAATTAGAGCAAACAAACTGGTCACACTCTGCGTAGTCGTGATTTTCGTTGTGGCATTTTTTCTCTTTATACGTTAATGTATCCTCACAAGGCTGTTGCTCTAATGCCTTGATTGCCATATCAAGTGCTTCTTTCTGTTCCCCCATATTGCCCTGCTCATAGCATAATGAGCAATCATCACAATTACGATTATTGCAATCAAAATCCGTTCCGCTTGTATCACGCTTTAAGCACTCCAACTTTGCTTTGAGCATCTTCTTTGCTTGTTCATTCGTCATTCCTTATCCTCACTTTCTGCCAAATACTCCTACTATCTTCTTTAGCCATGTTAATATTGGATGTTCATCAATACCTTTTAGCTTACAATATATATGCCAATCATCCATGTCTAGGTCAATCCATCCATCTTCTATACCTGTTATTAAATATCCTTTATCATAGTCATTCATTTTCTCCAAGCGTTCTTCCCATTTCTTCAATTTGCCTGTTCCTCACTTTCTGCCTATGATGCGTCTGATGGTGCTTTCGGCAATTCTCTTTCTTTCTGTAATTCGGGATGCCCTAACGCTCTTTTCAAATCATTTCCGCTTGCGTAATCGTGCAAATCATCAAGGCATTGATTTCGTTCTTCATCCATCAGCTTCATTTCGTAATCGAAATCCTTGTATAAAATGCTCATAAGCGTTCTTGTATCGCCGTTTGTTCCGTTTAATGCATCTACTCCCTTATAGGGTTTTCTACTCAATGCCCTCATCATTGACAAACTCCATAGTGTAATTTCGGGTTGTATGGCATTGAGGAAGTACGCCAACTGGTCATCTGACATATTTCTGATATGGTCTATGTATCTCATTCCTTATCCTCACTTTCTGCCTTGACTAAATTCTTGACTAACCTTGACTAAACAGCTTTTTAAAATTGTCCTCTTTCTTAACTGACATCATAACATGAAGCATTTCTTTCGCTGATGTGCGACTTACTTTCCTTTCGTCATATCTGTTTTACAAGTTGGACATATCGCCATCGGATAAGACGCCTCATATCCACAAACAGAGCATATATATGAGTCTGCGTTATCAATCCAGTGCGGCTGCCTATCGTCTACCCGGTAGGCCAAGTAATCTCGTTCTTCCAACCATTCCTTTTTACCCATCGCTATTCAACCTTTCCCCGTAGTTCCAGTCCACAGTCCGCACAGAAATTCGTCGCGAAGCCCGATATACGACCGCACCGGGGGCATACGAGCACTTCCGAACCGTCTTCTATATGCTTTTTTATCCAGTGCTTCGGCGGCTCAACTAATGGCTCCAATGTATAGTTTTCAGCTATAAACCTATAATTCTTGCCATGCTTCATAATTTCTTTGGCGGTGCTTATAATCTTTTCACATAAGGCCTGCCGTTCTTTCGCTTCTTTTGTCATTTCAGTATCTCTCTCCTGTCAAAATATAGAACCTACATTCCCCATCGTCCATTTTTACTTTTACCTTTCTCGGATAAGCCATACGTACGTTGTAGTAGCACGATACTACATCTGTAGGCACTCTATGCATTTGGACGCACTCTTTAGCTTCTTCGATATTATCAAATATCTCTCCGCATATAGGACACCTATATACCTTTTCAACTACGGGCTTCATTATCGTATCCACTTTCTATCTCCTTAATCATATGCCTATGTTCGTCACCGGCCTGCCTCTCCGCAAGCCTCTGATAATAGCATTCCTCACAAAGAGTCTCGGTATAGGTATTTCCATAAAACAAACAATACGTTTTTATCTTCGGAACCTGCCTACCACAGCAGCTGCATAAGACCATTTCTTTCATATACGCCTCACATTCCAAAAAGCACAGCCGGGTTAAAATGCCTACGGGTGCTTTTTTCGTATTTCTTATACCATAGCTTATCAGCGGCCTTCTCTTTGTGGTAACATTCGTGACAAAAATGTATATCCTCGCAGTCCTCGTTGAATACACACATACTATTTATTGCCGAAAGTTCCTTGCCGCAAATCGCGCACTTTACAATCCTCGACATATATACTCCTTTACTTCGTGAACGATATTTGTTCGTATTCCTTCTGCTGCTTTAGGGCATTCATTTTACCGATTGCCGAACGGGTTCCTTCTTCCGGCCAGTGTATTTCTATACATCGTTCTTTTATCCTATCTGATACTCGCTTATACGGTATCTCGGTCATATCAAAGTTGGACGTATATAATACTGGCTTACGGTTCAGATACCGGCCGTTTATCACTTCGTATATGATATTATCTGACCACCCGGTACGGTTCTCCGTGCAGAAATCATCGAATATCAGCAAATCGCATTTCTGAAACGAGTTCAAAATATCTTCCATGCTGTGTTCCGACTTCCCCCGGAACGTGCTCTGTAACTTTGTAAGCATTTGCCCCGGCGTCATAAAGATAACCGAATACCCTTGTGCTATAATCTCGTTGGCAATCGCGCAGGCTGTCATAGTCTTGCCGCTACCGCACATATGAGACCATATATAAAGGCTCGTACCATCTTCTTTCTTTTTATCAAATCCGCTGATATAGTCCTGTATCTGCATAAATATACGGGTTATCCCGTCTTTATTCTTATAAAAATCCGGGTTAATATCTTTGAGCCGCTTCTTCTGATAAGCGAATGGAAGCTGTGCAAGCTCCTCTACCGCTTTTAACCGGGCCTCTTTAGCGTCCTTCTCGTAGGCTTCGGAAGGCTCTGCAAAACAGTTTCCGTTTTCATCAAAGCGAACCTTATAGTTGTTTACAATCATTGTTTTCTCTGTCAAGCTGTCTCTCCTTGCTTGTTTTCTTTCATAGCTGATAAAATCCTCTCTACGTCTTCATCGGACGCCTCAGCGGCCTGTACGGGGCCGTCAGAGCTAAATGAACGGTTCTTTGGGTTTTCCTCTATATCCTTTTCATTAAGATATGATTGAAAATGCTCTCCGAACAGCGTTTCCGGCCTTAATCGGTTCTGAAATTTCGTTCCCGTCCAGTCTTTTACCTTCCGGTCAATAACCTGCTTTAACTGAGCTAAAGTAAAGCCTTCTTCAAGCCTGTCATATATTAGCTTAGAAGTATCGGGCTTCGGGACGTAATAAACTTGCGCGGCCCGGTTCAAATACTGTATGGCCTCTTCAATCTCCTGCGCATGGTCTTGTGGTGGTATCGGCTCTTCTTTTGGTTTAGACTTTTCCGCCGCCTTCTTTTTCATGTTCTCAGCTCTCTTTAAGCCACCTTTACGCCCGGCGTCAGAACGCTTCTTACAGGTCTCTTCCCATTTTTCCCGGTTGTCCTCGGCCTTTCCTTTGAGAGACCTAAGCAAAACCCGGATTGCGAGATTATCACCTGCATAGTCCTTACCGCCTAGTACCATTTCACAATACGCGTCATACGCTTCAAGTTTTAAATCGGCCGGGAGTTCCTGTACACCTTCGTAAAAGGAGCGATAGAGTATTCCTGTTTCTTTTTTTGTCTCCATCGTATATCCTCACGTTTCTTTTATCCTTATACCGTATCTGTCATACATTAGCTTTCGCTTTATCTTATAATCAGCCGTACGGAAACCTTTACTATCTTCAACGACTTGCACCCCGTCCTTATCAACGTAAACAAAGTCTGCTACGTATTTGCAGGACGACTCAATCAGCTTACCTTTCGTGCGACCGCCGCGCGGCCCTATCAAATCCGGTTCCCGGTGCTCCGGGATAAGCTCATATGGAACCTGTCGCCGTAACCCGGATATTTCCCCGGCCTTTTCCATTTGCTTTAATTCAAGCCACCTCTTTGCCTCTCGCTTTGAGTCAAAGATAAGCCCGTCTACCACGGTTTTCTTTGCTCCGTATTTAGAACGCCATCTAGCACACATATACCTCTATGCCTGTCTCTCTTTCTATAGCCTTTTCAATCCGTTCCGCATTCCCGTTATCATTACTCATATGGCATACCCATATCTTTCTAAGGCGGCTTATATCATTCGCCCGGAGAAACTCTAAGAACGTATTCAATCCCATGTGCGTTGTAAACAGACGCTTCATTCGGCTCGTATCAAGTCTTTGCTCTTCTACGTTCTTTTTTACCGTTTCCTCGTCGTAATTCACTTCTCCGATAAGGTATTCAAACGGGGCAAATCGCTGTCGTATATAATACGTATCAGTAAAATACAAGAGCTTTTCATTCGTTGTTGTACTACCTAGAAAAAATCCTACCGGTTCCGGTGTATCGTGCTCCACGTGGAATGGAACTACTGTAAATGTACCGACTCTGAATGGTATATACGCCTCTCCGGCACGCTCAATTATACGGACGGCTCCCGGTACTAACTCAGCTTCCCCTGCCGTCATATACGCAGGGACTCCGGCCCGGATAATATCTTTTACGGCCTTACTATGGTCTGAATGAGAATGAGTAACGAGGCAACCGGCAACCTCGGCCAAGTGAAAATCGCACCCGGCCCGGATTGCCTTTATCGGAACCCCTGCGTCCAGTAGGACGGTTGAGCTACCGTCAGATACTCGATAGCAGTTTCCGTCACTGCCGGACGCGATTACCTTAATATCCATCAGAAGTTCGGCTGTGGAGCCGGGTTCTCAGCCGGGGCTTGCTGCACCGGGGCTTCTTTTACCGTAGTTTCCGGCATATCAATAATATCCCCGGTATTTGCGTTCTGTATTATATCCGCCTGCGCCGCGGTCTGAGCGGCCTGTACCTCATGTACTTCCACGGACTGCATAACAGTTGACTTCGGGCCAAAGCTCAACGCCTTTCTCAATACAGTCTTTTTAGCCATAGCGTCAAATTCGGTCTGCCAAGGCCCGTTATTATAGGTCTTTGAATACTTCTTTCCGTAGGCCTCAACCTGTTCCTTTGTCATATATACGGTATGTTCAAAGCCGTTCAACAACTGGAAATAAGCGAAATACCCGATTGCTTTATCACTTGTCGGTTCCCCGGTTATCTCAACAGAGCCGGAAAGCCTATTGAATTTAACAAGCTCTCCTTCGTATATAGCGTCAGCGTTGATATATTTATACTGGCCGCTTCTCATGGCAAGCTGAATAAGGCCTTTCCAACCGATAATAAAGGTAGGAGTTCCCTTATACGGAACGATATACGCATATCCAAGGCTCTTGATAATCGGAAGATTAAGCTGCGCAGCTTTTAAGCACTGCGCAATAATTGCCTGTGGGTCGCATTTCTGTAAGTAGTCGCCGCCCTCTCCGTAGAGGTCAAGCATTTCGGAGCAAAATGTCTTCGCGTCGTCCTCTCTTCCGCCGAAGGCCGCCTTTACCTGTTTGAAGGTGGCCCCGGTATTAAGCAGATTTTTAAATTCCTCTGTCTTTGCTGATAACTGTGTTCCCATTGTTTAATTCTCCTTTTCTGTAACTAATCTAAGCTCTTTATCCGCCTCGGATACGTAGAGCTTTATTACCTGTGTATCAATCTTTAACGGGTGCGTATTACTTTCCGCATTGTCTAATACAACTGGAAGTTTGAGCTTCCAGTAATCGGATAATACTCCGATAATTTCAAGCCCGGCGTTAATACGGGCCGCGTTATTCGCGTAGGCGTATGGTATCATACGGCCGCCCTCGCCCGGTACAAGCACCTCGCACCCTTCTTTCAAGCCGCCGTTAATCTGTTCCACGAATAACTGGAACGACACGGACTTGAATTTCTCATTTATCTTTTCTGTCAGCATACCGACTTTCGTTTTCGTGAAGAGGTCTGCTAAATACAGGGCCTTTTCCGTATCATCAAACTGCTTTGACAGCTCTTTCCCATGGGCTTCCAGTTCCGTCTTACGGGCTACCTGCTTCTCAGCCGCGGCAAATTGAGCAATCGTTGTCTGCACTCTTGTAAGCTCTTCACGCTTCTCTTTCTCCTGTTCTCTGAGGCCTTCTACCGCTTTATTGGCAATAGCCGCCTCGTCCGTAAGGATTGTCTTCAGTTCGGTGATACGGGCTTCGTACTCTTTTCCCTTATCTGTTTCCTCGAAAGGCGCGGCCGGGATGGCATTTACCGAATGCTCCTGTATCTCTTCGGCAAGGGCCGTAGCCTTAGCCCGGTTCTTCTCAATCCGGGAAGTAAGGTCTGATATTTCCATTTCAAGGGCCGATATCCTGTCCTTGTTGTACTTCGTAGTCCCTTCTTCGTTTATCTTTTTGAACTTCTCCGCCTTTTTTTCGTTAAAGTCGCCCTGCAATTCAGCTATCTTATCAGCCGGAAGCCTCTGTCCGCACGTAGGGCATATCTCACTGCCACTATCCCAGTGCATGGCCGATACCTCGTTCCACTCCTTTAACAATCTATCGCGGCCCTTTTTGACAGCTTCAAGGTCAATTTCCTTTGAGCCTTTTGAAATCTCGTCCTGCTTTATCTGTAATTCTATATCCTGCTTCTCAGCTTTTTTGGTAAGCCATATTTCATTTTCAGCGGCAGTCTTTACGCCCTGCTCTTTAATGTAGTCGGCCTTCGCCTGTGCCTGTTCAGCCTCTATCTGAGCGATTTGAGCCGTAACCTTACTTGTCACTGTACTTTTGTTCTTTGAAGAAGCAATCTCCGCCTCGATGGTGTCAAGCTCCTTTGAGAGACCGGCTGCCTTTTCATTCAAGGCTTTCTCGTCAAGGCCTTTTGTATCGGGGATTGCTTTCTCTACCTCGTCAATACGGGCCGGAAGACTGTCAAGTTCCCTGTTAATATCCCTACGGCGTCCGGCTATAACCTTCTTAAAATCGTCAATCGCATACGACTTGCCGCTATCCCCCGGCATTTTTAGAAGCTCCGGCAGCTCTGCCAATTCAGAATTGGAAGCGATTACTTCTTTGTCGGTAACATCTCCGCATACAGTAAGCAATATCTTACGCCTGTCTTCCCATTTCATCTGCTCCGGGAAATAATCGGGCATTGTCAATATCATCATACGGTTTGCGTCACCGCCGCAATCCGATAATACGGTATTCTCATACTCCTTTTCCTTGACCGGGACGCCATCTATATAGTAGTCAGTCGTATGGCCATCAAGAGTCTCGTTTACCGCGCCGCGCTTCTTCTTCCAGTTCTCCTTAAATATCTTCTTTAGCGAAACCTGCTGCCCGTCCTCTAGAATGAAATCGGCCATTACCGAATGCTCTAGGTGATGGATTTCTCCTTCCGGGCCGCGAGTCTGCGGCGTAAAGTTTTTGGCCCCAGTGCTAGGACGGCCGAACAATATCCACGTAAGAGCATTGAATATTGTGGTCTTGCCCGTGGCATTGTCGCCGTAAATGCTCCCGGAACAGCCGCCCGGAAAGTCAAGCGTAAGGGCTTTTACGCCTTGGAAGTTCTCTAATACGAGTTTCTGTAATCTCATTTTTACCTCTTTCTATATATTGACATTTAAAGAGAAAATGATAGAATATAGGCAATCGTAAAATACCTTTCTAGGATTTCTTATAGGTTGCCGCCCATTTGAAATCCTTTTTTTATTCCACATTTCTCATTGTTACCTTATCCGAGGGCCACCAGTTCCCGGGCTGTTTCACGAATATCCGCCTGCTGTACCGCCTTCTGAAAATCCTGTACTCTTTTCTTATATTTCGCGTATTCCTTTTTATACAGCGATTTGTCGTCTATCATTGTCCTGTACCAATCTAAATCGGTTTTCTGCTTTTGTGTTAGCCACTGCCTATATGTCAGCACGTTTTTCTCCTGCTAAAATAAATATTCCCACATTTGTATGCGTCCGCTCCATACGGAGTAAAGTGTTCTGTTCTAAAATAATAAATGGTATTATCTGTCGTATTCATCAATTCTTCCTGCGCTATACGACGAACCTTCCCTTTGCTATGCCCGGCGAACTTTTTGGCGTGGCCGTCATCAACGCAGCTAAATTGATACGGGGCCGTTAATACTCCTCTTAATGTATCATCAAAAGCGTTACCGTCTCTCATGCGGTTTATTACCACGTCTGCTACGAGACGCATGGCCTTTTCTCCTTCACCACCGGCCTCTGCGTATATAACATCGCAGAATATGTCAAAGTTATTGGAGATTTCATCGTCGATACGCTCCTGTTCAATATCATCGGGCGTTGCTTCCGGCAACACGGGTTCCCACCGTCCAGTCTGTTCCTGCGCCGCCTCAGCATTTGCAGCTTCCCGGCCCATACCGTCGTCAGCAATCTGTCGAGCCGTCTCACCTCTACCGTGATATACGAGGTCATTCACAACCGGGGCCTCCGCCTCAACCTGCGCCGGACTTACCAACGCGCACGTAGCAATAAGCAAGGCCGCTATCAATTTCTTCATCTATCACCTCTCATTGTCAGTTTTTCGTCAGTAATCTCTATTCCGTATTTGCTCTCAATCTTGTCAATCACATCAAGTTTGTGTAGCTCCGCCTCATTCTGCTTCAATCCGATACAATCATGTATATGCCCTATTGTCAGCGGAACGAATACCACTGCCCCGGCAATCGCAAGTAGTCCCATAGCACTCATGCCTGCTCCTTGTCTAGGATTGCTGTAATCATTCCATCCTCAGCCACAACGCGGCGGCCCTCGTAATACAGGAATACGCAATCCTCTAACGTAATCTCATTTGAGTTGATACCATCAAGTCCCATAATCAAAGCTCCTTTCGCCATTTCCGAGTAGTAATCTGTAACCGTTCTGTCGGAGATTTTTCGTCCAAGACTCGTACATTCCCTGCCGGTCTTCCGGCGTAATCTCGCTTGTTGGCTTCTCGTGACGTGTGCCGTCCGGGCCTATCGTCACGAGGAAACCTTCAACTTTCCATGCGGTCATCAGTTTACCTTCCCGTAGTGCTGTCCGTCTCTGAAACCTTCCATGTAGCCGCGCCACTTCTGTATCACGCTCTCGTCAGCGTTCTTCAGTACAGCGAGAAGGGCTTCCGCTTCGGGTTTCTGCGCCGCTTTCAGCATACTTTCCATAAGGTACTGCTCCTTTCTTAAATTTTCTCTCTCCCGGTTCGGCAAGGCCAATTATACCCCTTTTTGTGGCCTGAGTAAACCCCTTTTTACGAATTTTTTTCATTTTTCGGGTTTACTAAGCCCAAAAACCGTGTTACAATAGGCCTCAGCGGATTGAAATTTTTTTTAAAAAAATCGAAAGGTGGCAATTTTTATGGAGACAAGAGACAGGGTTAAATGGGTGCGAAAGGAGCACCTCGGTATGAGTCAAACGGCCTTCGCGGAAGAGTTGGGTGTCAGCCGGTCAGTGATAAAAAACATCGAAAACGGTTACTTACGCCGCCCGGACACCAAGCTCCCAATAATTAAACTGATAGCAAAAAAGTACAACATAAGCGAGAACTGGCTCCTTACGGGCGAAGGTTCCCCGGACGCTGCTCCGGACGAATTTTCTCTTGACCTGTTTGCCAAGCAGAACGGAGCCACGGAGTTAGAACTTGACGCCATGAAGGCTTATTTTTCTGTGGACGAAAACACGCGCCGTATGTTTATGGAACAGTTTTACAACTACCTCACGGTTTACGAGGAGGCACGGGCGAAGGAAGCTACATCAAAGGTACTGGAAGCCCATGCAGAGCTGCAACACGAACTTACGGCCCAAGCCAAAGCGGCGGAAAAGTCCACTGGTTCCGGTTCTTTACCTGCGTAAAGTCACCGCGCCGGTGGGTACGAATTGTGAAGTCTGTTCGGGTTCCTACCTTTTAATGCATTTTTTAGCGAGTGTAGCATTTGCTACCCGTGCTACCGAACATAGCAAATCGTAGCAAAGGTAACAAACGTAGCAAGACAAGCAAACGTAGCTGATATGATATGTTATGTTATGATATGATATGAATTATTTTATTTACTAACGTAAATAAAATAAAAAGCTGCCCTACGGGCGACTTTAGGAGTTGTGTCTATTTTAGGTCAAAAGGGAAGCATTGTTAATGATACCATGTATTGAATACACAAGGGCCTCTACCTCAAAGCAGGAATATTCAGTTGGAGACCAAGACAAACAGATAAGAGAATGGGCTAAGAGAAATAAATATCTCATAGTCAAGTCATATTGCGATGATGGTATATCCGGACATTACGCTTCAAAGCGGCCCGGATTTTTGTCGATGATAGAGGATATTACATCGGAGAAGCTTGACGTAAAGGCCCTACTGATATGGGACTCCTACCGATTTGCCCGTAATATGGTGGAATTTTTAACGTATAAGCAGATGATACAGCAGCACGGTATATCCGTAATCGCCGTATCTGAACCGATGGTACAGGACGAGGACGCGCAGCTCTACATTGACGCCATCAACGGGGCTTCCGGTGAATTATACCTACGAAAGCTCTCTAAAGACTCTAAGAGAGGAATAAGGGCGAGAGTGGTAGACCGGCACGAGCACCACGGGAAAGCCCCGTTCGGTTATCGGGACGACCCAGTAAAAAAGGAGCTTGTCATTGACGACGAGCAGGCCCGGTGGGTGCATTATATTTTTGACGAGGTGGAAAACGGAGCCTCTTACCTTCAAATATGCCACCATTTGAATGATGAGGGTGTAAAAACTGCCGCCGGTTATCAATGGGCCGTTCCGCCGCTCAAATACGTCCTACGTAACAAGACGTATTGTGGGAAGCTAGAAGTAAACCTCGGTGGCGAACACGGGATATACGAAGGCCGCCACCCAGCCATAATAGACACATCCCAATTTGACCGGGTGCAGGCCATTATGAATGACAAAGAAGCCCGGAGACACAAATACACATCGTCCACAAATAAATACGTCCATTGGCTTTCCGGCCTTATGTATTGCCCGGTATGTGGAGCTGCTATGTCTCACATAAGCCGCCACGACGGCCGTAAACCCCGGTATCGCTGTAATCATATAGGCAAAGGGCAGGCCTGTACGAACGGTTCGGTAAAGGTTGAGGTATTGGAACAGGCCGTTTTTGAAGAGCTTGAACGGATAATATCAGACCCGTTATACGTGGCCGAAGTTGTTACCGTACACACGGCCCCGGTGGTAGACTACGACCAAGAAATCGCCAAACTACAGAAAAAACTAGACCGATGTAAACAGGCCTATATTGACGAAATCGACTCCATTGAAGAATACCGGGAAAACAAGACGCGGCTTACGGCCGAGATAAAGAAGGCAAAAGCCCAACAAAAGAAAAGGCCTGCTGTCCGGGCGTCTAAAAAGCGTTTCCGGCAACAGGCCAAAGAGGTTTTGAAGGTTTTACAATCGGAAGCCCCGGTGGAAGAGAAAGTCAAAGTTTCGCACGCCTTGATTGAAAAAATTTGCCCGGACTCCCGAACGCATACCATCAAAATTTACTTTTACGGTTAAAGAGCCGCTACTACGCGGCTTATATCTGAGTCGATTGCGTAGGCTCGGCCCGACAGTTCTTCCGGTATCATCGCCTCGCCCTTATTTACACAGAAATAGGTAGCGGCCGGGTTCTCACAGGCGAGCTGATGGAACCTAAATTTGATTATTACGGGCGTAAATATCATTTCTGTGTCCCCATCATGTCATTCCGTATGAGCTTCTTGATGTAGCCCTGCCGGTTCCCTACCATATCGAGGTGCGCTATTATATCCGCGTCCGTATCAAGGTTCAGTTTAATGTAAAATCCTTTTGTGTGTGTCTTATCGTAGCGAGCGTTCGCTTTTATCTGTGCTTTACTTGCCATTTCTGTTCTCCTTTTGTTTTCTTTGATTATACCATGTTTTTTGCAAAAAAGTATATACTTATTTTCGCATTTAATAGGTAATGTTGCAAACAGTTTCCTGCAATCATCTATTTTACCGGAGTCAAAGAACCGTTCCGAAACTTGTAACAATTTCTGAAAACCCCTTTACTTTTCTACAATACAAGTATATACTTATACGTGTCGGGGCGAGAGGGCAAGGTTTTAAGGGCCGGGCGGCCCGGAAAGGAAGTCACAATGAAGTATATCAGCAGAATTAGAATGAGCATCATCACTGATGAAGTAAACAGGGTACTTTACAGCGTAAACCTTGAGAGCGTAGCAACTTTCGAGGAAGATATGACAAACAAAATTGTCATGGGAGTTAACTGGTCTTGCCTCGGAGCGCAAAAAAGCGATGACGCCTTAAAGTTTGCCGAGGACATTACATTCGTTTCCAAGATAGCAGATTTCATAAATCGTTATGAGTTTATAGAGGCGTGGGATGACCCGGTCTTAATAGACAGGGACGAGGTAAGAGAGCTTCGCAAAAAAATCAGTGGATATGCGGTAAAGCGTGATTTTGCTTCTATCTCGAACTTTATAAACGAGAGCTACTTCACCGAGGAAGATAAGTAAACAATCAAAACCCGGGCCGCAAAATCAGAAGCCTGTGAACTGGAATGGAAATTAAAAGAGCTAAAGAAAGGAGCTTATAGTGAGAAAGCCAACGATTGCGGAGCTGAGAGCTAAAGAGGTGGAAAGGCTTGCCGGGTTCAAAAACCCGGAGCCTACCAAGGCGGACATTGACGAGGCCCGGAAGTTGATGAACAGCTTTTATCGCCTGTGCGGATTGGACTGGCGGCTGTCGGAACTTGTCAACGACAGCAAGACAGCAAATACAAGATGGGTAAAGGACGACGAGGCCCGTGCCTACCAATGGTATCAGAGGCTTGACGCCCGGTTCAATGAGCTTTACGGCCTGCGCGTGACCTACTGCGGCGTAATGCCGTCAATCGGCACTATCGAACCGGGAACCGGGGCCTTCGATGAAAAAATTTCCCGGTATTTTTACGACTAACCCTCATACCGGGTCAAAATCGTTTCCATTTATCCCCTACTGCATACGAGTTCAAGTTTAATTACTAAACTTGTAACAAGTTTCCAAAACCCCCTTTACTTCTCGTATGTATAAGTATATACTTGTATTCGTTGAGAGGAAAGGGGAACAAAAAAAACTGATTGGCCACCGGGCCGGAAAGGAAACTAAAATGAAAGTTTTAAAGAAAGCAGAGCAGAAAAACGTTGTTGTTGACAAGGATATGTACACCGAGAAAGACCTCAAACTGATGGAAGCAAAAGGCTTCGTCACTTCCGACAAAAACATCTTCACTTGCGAAGATGAAGAAGCTGTTAACTACCGCGTATTCCTCGATGATTGCAAGGACATAAAGGTAATCTACAATGAGGAGTTCGGTTTCTACGCCAATGTTGTTACTTTAAAGACCGGCGAGGAAATCTACATTAACCTCTGATACAAAGCCCCGGCCTACGGGCCGGGCGGAAAGGAGCACAAAATGAGTAGAGCCAAAGACAACTGGTATGTAATCGTTATGACGCAGGTAGGCCCGAAGTTTGTTACGCACGTAAACTGGCGTGACATTGTCGCGGAATGGAATGGAGAAGCCCGGCCGTACCGCTTTGACAATAAAGCGGACGCACAGGAGATAGCCCGTGGCCTTACATTCAATGTCAGCCCGGCGTATGCTATCTGCCAAGCGTGGGAAATCACGGAGCAGCCATTCCAGTACGGGGCCGGAAAATTTATGTGGGTAACCGGCCCGGAGCAGTCATGACCGGGTATGAATACGGCCTACGGAACCGGCCCGTAGGCCCCGGTTGCCAACCGATGAACGGACTCCGGGACTTCCGGGACGATGATAACGGCCGATACCACGATATAGCGATATATGATAGACAGCTGACGGCCGAGGAAATATCTGAATACGAGCTTGATTATATCGGAGAAACAGAGATATACGAAGGTGCTTAAAATGAATACTACGTTTGACCCTACCACCCTAAAGGAATACGCCATATCGTATAGATACGACGGCAATACGGGAAATCTCTTCATTACCGACGCATTCAATGAGCGTGACGCGCTCATTGAATTCTTTAAAGAGACCGGCCCGGCTGCGGCATTCCATACCACGGATATTAACATCGGCCTATATAAAGACGGCCGTATTATCCCACAAGCGATGATAGATACTGGAAAGGAGAATACAGATGGCAGACATTAAATTTGAGATTGTGAGGGAACTTGCGGTTCTTTCCGAAGGAACAAGAGGTTGGCGTAAAGAGCTGAACCTCGTATCGTGGAACGGTAACGAGGCGAAACTTGATATACGCGATTGGGGGCCGGAACATAGCCGGGCAGGTAAAGGGCTTACGCTCACAGAGGACGAGGGCCACAAGCTATGGGAAGCCCTTACGTCATACGAGGGGGATTGATATGGAAGATGAAAAGTACTGTGGATATACGAACAAGGAGACATACCTTATCGTATTGTGGCTCAACAATAATGAGGCCACGCAGGCTATAGCCGAAGCATGACTAAGCTCCACATATCCGGGACAGAGAAGGACGACGCATTTAAGGATTGGGTGCAAAATGCCAATCCCCTGCTTGAAGCCGGAACGTCGCTGTATTCAGACCTCATGGCCACTGCCCTATCACGGGTCAACTGGACGGAGGTGGAAAAGGCGTTTGAAGATGAATAAATAAGCTGCCGGGGGCCGCGTAGCCCCGGCCGGAAAGGAGTGATATAATATGAGAAAGAAACGGGCGCAGTACCTGTACGAGCTTGTCACCCCGGATAGGTTGGAGCTGCCCTTAATCGTAGGGACGGCCGATGAAGTAGCTAGATACGCCGGTGTATCCGTTCGGAATATCTACTGTAATATCAGTCGATATGGAGACCGGTCAAGGTATAAAAAACTCAACATAAAGGAGAAACATCTATGAACAGAATTACCCTCATGGGCCGCTTTACTCGCGACCCGGAAGTACGCTACACCGGGGCCGACAATTTGGCCGTAGCCCGGTTCTCTATCGCCGTCAACAGGCGTTTCAAGAAAGAAGGACAGCCGGAGGCCGACTACTTCAACTGTACGGCATTCCGTAAGCTCGCCTCGGACGTAATCGAAAAATACTGTCACAAGGGAATGAAAGTCCTCATAGAAGGCGAGCTTCAGCAGGACAACTACACGGCCAAGGACGGAAGCAAGGTCTACGGCTACAACGTGATTGTTAACAACCTTGAATTTGCTGAGAGCAAGAACGCCTCGTCGCAAGGCGCGGCGGCCCCGGAAGCTTCCACTGCTACCCCGGCTTCAAATGGCCCGGCTCCGGGCGGCGGCGATGATTTTATGTCGGTTCCCGACAGTGTAGTAGAAAGTTTACCGTTTAATTAAGCAAAATCCTCAAAATAGTTTCCTAAGACTCCTGTTTTTACAGGAGTCAATTTTTTTTTTACGAAACTTGTAACAATTTACGAAAAGGGCTTTACTTTTGTCTCGTATAAGTATATACTTGTATTCGTTGAGAGGAAGAGGAAGATAATTGGGAATACGCCATCGCATATATTAGGGCAGGGCTTCACGAGAAGGAGAAATAAGCATGAGAAGAGAAAGACAGATTTTAGCAGACAGAATAATAGAACTGAACGGCCGCCTTGACCGTTACGAGAACCTTTATGACAGAGAGCTGATTACCGAGTGGGAGTTCTACCAACAGCAGAAAGAGCTTATCCCGGCATTGAGCGAAGTCGAGAGCGACTTCCTCAACACTTATGCCGAGGAGCCTTGGGGCCGCCCGACATGGGCCGCAAATCTCGGAGCTTACGACCAGTATCAAAGGGATAACGCCGCCGGGATTTACAGGTAATCAACCCCCGTAGGGCAGAAAGGACAAGGATATGAAATTAACAATTATATGGAATGACGGGAATAAGGAAGTTCAGGAGTACGATAGCATTGAGCAGGCAGAAAAAGCCGAGCGCAATTTGAAGATGGCGTTCGGAAGTCAGATTTCATGGACGGGAATATCGGATAAGTAAAGGAGGCAAGCCATGAACGAAGTGAGAAAATATTTTATCAAGGAAAGTTGGATTTTTAACTTAGAGTCAATGCATGACAAGCTTTACTGCATCATGTATGACCTAGAGGACGGGAAGTTGCAGTTTCCTCTAAAAATAGCAGGAACGATGATTAACAACTACGATGATATTTACAACTTAATAAATGAGTGCGACGATTACCAGTTTATCGCACATTCAAGGAAAGTCACCAGTCGTGAATATGGCCGTATCAAGCAACTTGTATCATGGAGAGTAGAACAGAGATATTTCAGTTGTATGGGCAACGGAATGGAGGAACGGGAAGCAGGTAAATGTTTTTCTGACCTGTAAATAAGGATTGCTGAGCTATCGGAAAGACGGGCGGAAAGGACAACAAAATGATAGGAACACAGGCACAGGGAACCATCGACTACATCAATATGATGATAGCAGACGCGAATACAACTGCTGAGGAGCTGAATACCTGCTACGAGATGGAGTCCAATCTATATGCAAGGCACTTCATCACCGAGGCCGTACACGGCAGACTCAGAAGCAGAATAAGGGATGCAATCGGCAAGGTCATAAAAGCATAAGGAGAACGAAATGACAGACATCAAATTCGAAATCGTAGAGAGCATCAAGGTGCTTTCGAGTGAGAGCCGGGAATAGGCGGCTACGCCGCCTGCTGATACAGGCCACCGGGAATAACTTATTAACAAATACACAACAACGTATTTCCTTACGATATACTTTTCCCCTTGACAACCCCGGTGGCTTATATGAGTAGACGGTCAGTACTGAAAGGAGAACGAAGATGGCAGACCAAATTCTGAACATGATGTATAAATACACTGGACTCACAGCAGTCAAGGATGATGACAGCGATAACCCGACCTATACTCTGTGGGATGAAGATTTCACCCGTCCGGTTGCTCGTAATCTAAAAAAAATTGACATTGAAGGTTTCGTCAGAGGATTTGTGCTCGCAAAGCAAATCTTTGATAAGCCAGTTAAAAGTCCTGTCGAGATTTGTGGAAAAAATAAGCGATGCCTGTTCCGTGTAGACGGAATGTATGGATATGAAGACCAGTTTATATGGGCAGACGGCTCTGATGAAGCCTTAAAAATCGCTCGTACTATCTGTCCGAAGTATAACGGAACACAGATAGTCTTCAACCCAAAGGATATGGACTATGGCGACTGGCTTAATAAGGTAAATGACATATCTGCTAAATGAAGGCATAAAAAAAGACCCGATGTGAAATTCACACATCGGGCATTATTCTTGTGTGACGAAAGATTATCTCTTCCGACCGATACACTATGGTCTTTATCTGTCAGACAGGTAAATCAAATTCTTCTGCAAGCGGCTCAAATCATATACCATCAATCAGCCTTCTTTTCATCAAGGCCCGGTCACACTCTGAATGAATATATTCGTCTATAAGCCACGCGGTATTTGTCCCAACCAACAGGATAACTGTAAAAAGCAGCTTGTGAATTATCCTCTCTCCTCGGGCAATAACACCTTCATGCGCAATATAAGGCACTGGCGCAAAATCCCGGCCATCTGACGGGCTTTGCGTGTCGTGCCTACAACTTCATCGCTCATCACCCTGCGGCTCCTCTAAGGCCGTCCCTGTAGCGTCTGCGCCGCCGTCTGTGTTGCTCTTATCGTAGCGGCTCTTATAATACTTTGTGATTGCACCGAAGAAGGTATTTATCCCGGTGAAAGTCGCGATTATCGGCTCGCCATACGGAAGCCCCCACGCGGCCCATATCACGCCCAGTAATGTGATTGCCGCAGGCATCCACAGGAGAGCTATGTCCTTTATAATGTCATACGTCTTGTTTGTCATTACTACTCCTTTTACTTATCTGTCAGATAATCCATTAGTTCCTTTTTTCTCGTCTTTATCTCAGCACGGGCCTCTTCGGGGACTGTCTCCATTTGACCTAATGCGTCCATAATCGCTACAAGCGCGTTCTGCGTTACACGGTTACTTTCGTCGTTGGCCATAAAATGTACATTCCCCTGCTGCAATCTCTTCTCGGTATCGGAACGCCATTGTTCGAGGGCCGCTACCCTTGAATTGAGCGTATCTGTGGGTTTCTGCGTAAATTTAAAAAATCCGTAGAATACCGTGATAAGAGTCGCACACTGTAGGAACAGTGCTATTACCTGCGATATTACATCAATAGAATGTGGCATTGTATTCTTCCTTCCTAAAGCAGCTTTTCAATATCATCTGCTTTTATAATACGTTTACCGGCCGCCTTCTTTAGCCCTTTTCCAAACTTTCCCGGTATCTCAACGCCTTTCGGGTCGAAGCCATTCAGATAGTATAGGATTTCTACAGCCGTAATGAGATACTGTATTTCTCCGTACTTTACGTAATGCTTTCCGAGGGCCGCCTTTGTTTTTGGCCCGAATATACCGTCCTCTTGCAACTTTGCCTTGTAATCGAGGTTCAGCGCGTGCTGTAATACGCGTGTCCGCTGCTTTTTAAGGTCTGCCCCATCGTTTATACTGAAGCCGATGGTATTCCCGGTGAAAGTATTAGAATATCTTATACCCGTGAACATATTATCATCTGAGAACTTTGGTAGCGTTACCTTCTGTTCCCTGCCTATACCCGATGTGACGATTGCTGTATGCCCTTTTTTGGCTGTGACAAGTATATCCCCGTCATACAGCTTTGACAGTGTAGTGACTTTACCGATTTTCTTGAAAAGTCCGCTATTCTCTAGCACGCTGCCTTCATTTGCTGTCGTGAAGTCTCCAACGTCTTTTCCTGTCGCTTCCTCTATGCACTTACGAACAAGGGTGGAACAATCTGTATTCGTAGGCTTTGTGGTATCCGTACCGCTCTGCATAATACCGTATCTGTCGGACATTGAATAGCCGATATTATCATTCGCACACGCTCTTAGCATCGAGTTCTTTTCTCTCTCTGCGACAAGTCCGCTGATTGGTCTGTAGCCTATCCAACCACCCTTGCTGAAGTAGTTGTACATCTTCTGTACAGCTACTTCGTTTCCAGTCTGGTCTCCACGTTTTCCACCTGCATACTTGCCGTTCTCGTCATGTCGAGCTGAGCCGATGTAGTACGTCATTCTTTATCCATCTCCTTTCCTTAATCTGCTCTAGTACAATATTTGCCGCACCCGTAATAAGTATGCCCGTTTATCTTTACTCCATTCGGAGACCATACGGAGTTGTCAATGCCCTCTACAAAGAGTACATCACCGCTATCCACTCCGACCTTGCCTATGCTTGTGTCTTGATAGATGATTGGACACATGATTACATAGTCTGAGTCTGTCGCATTTGATGTCGGGACATAGACCTTGTGCAAAGTGCCTCCATTATATGTGGTGTAGCGGCTCGAGGCATCCACATAAAACTCCGTATCATCAGACATAGTGATTAGACATCCGATTGCCGTACCATCATCTTTGTAAAAAAAGATGCCGTTTGCTGATTGAGCCACGTTGACGATATGCTTGTATGTACTGTCTCCTGTGGTTTTTAGAGTGCCTTGGATATAAAAGCTCTTGCCATCAGATGTGGAGTATTGGACATTATCTCCGCTCTCATTTGTCGTGATTGTAGTAAATTTCTTGCCCTTTGGAAACTTGGGCAAAAAATCGCTTGTCGCCTCTATGTAACTATTACCTGTGCCAACTAATCTGCTTGTTGTTACTGCCATACTGCCTCCTTAATCTGCGCAAATACAGAGACCTGCCGCTCCATAAAAAGTATGTCCATTTATGACTATGCCATTATAAGACCACAAGCTATTGTCTACCCCCGATACGATATACACTCCATCTGCGACCATCCCAGTTGCAAAGTTATGCGATACACTTATAAGAGGCACGAAGCTGACATAGTTATCGGGATTACTCGTTGAGAATGCGAATAAAGCATTCCCTGTATTTACTGCTTTAGTATCGCCATAAGGCGATACTACATAAAATTCTGAATCTGAAAATTTTATGATTGCCGTAAAAATATCATAGTACTTGACATTATCTGAATTAAAGTACATAAGCTCTAAAAATATTCCATTATCAAAGCAAATCAATCTAGTATGTAAAGAGGTCATATATCCCGGTCTTCCGCCGATAGAAGCAAACTCTGAACCTTTATAGTAAATATGAAAATTAGCATAGCTAGAATCAAAACCTATTGTAATAGCAGAGGAAAGTTTTGATGCTAAGAGAGCATTTGTATTTGGTATGATATCGCTTAAATCTGTAACAATTTTTTCAATCGATTTTTTCACAAAAGCCATTATGATGTTCCTCCGCTATATTTTTCAACTGAAAAGCCGTAATCATTGAGGTCAAAGATACCTTTGACATCCCTTGTGATAGTACCCTTCTTAAACAAACTAAAACTTCCCGTTCCGCTCGAACCTGACACCTTAACAGTAACCGTTCCATATCCGACAGCTTTATTCCCTTCCGCATCGACATCCTTGTCCGTCACTTTATAAGTTCCGTTTTCGGTAAAAGTCTTATCTACCAAGGTAGGTACAACAGAAGCGTTTACACTGCTGAAGAATTTCCCTTCATCGGGTTTGTATTCACCGTTATGCGTGACATTAAGGATAACGCCATCGTCTACGTCCATCGTTTCATCTTCCGGCACCCATGTAATCGAGTCACCGCCCGGTGACGGTGTGATAATACGCTTGACCTTATCGAAGTTACGTGTCTTGCGTCCTTCCTTGATACTGACGCTTTTTCCATCGGTGATTTTCTTTTTCGTAGTATCTGTGTCACTCATGAAATCGTCAACTCCAATCCTTTATGCTCAACTCCGCTGTCGTCTGTCTCTGATACTTCACTTTCCTTTACCTCGTCTACGGAAAATACGTACAACAGCTTTCGTCCGTTCGTAAAATCCGTATATCGTAGCGCAGGGGACTCATTCTCCGTGATATTCGTATCTGATTTTCCCATCGTGCCTTTGGCATACTCGTTATCGGGAATAAATACGTATCTGTCTGCACCCTGCATAACATCGAAATACGGGTTCTCTATCTCGTATTCATAGCCTGCCGGATAATAATATACGGCACTCCCTATTGTCTGCCCGTTTCCAGTATAGGTGATTGACAGTTTTACGCCGGATACATTATCCGTCTGCATGAGCTTTATAGTAGCTTTCTGCGAATGCCCGAATGAGAATGAGAAATCCGTGGCGTATCCCGATACCATACGGCCTTTCGTATTGACATTGATTAACAGCTTTTGTGCAGGCTGATATTCACCGTTGTCTATGACTTCGGCACTGGCCTCTATACGCTTGAAGTAGTATTTTGAGAGGCGCGATAGTATAGCAGATACGTTCTCCGGCGTAACGATTGTCACATCAGATACCTCTATCACATTCTCTGCGGCCGTCTCCGGGACTTCCGCATTCTTCAATGTGAATGTCTGAGTCGTCTGAATGTAGTAGGTCTCGTTATCCGGCGTAACATACGTATCAGTCGTCTTCGGGTCTCCTACTTCGTAGGTATAGGCCGTTATTTTTACGGCCGTTACGAAATCCCCGTATGTTATCGAGGGCTTGTAGTAGGTCTTGTTTATCGGAACTGCTGTTTCTGTCTCTAATACGGGTAGTATCTCAATCTTATCCGTAAAATACGTCTTGACATAAGCTCCGATAACAAAACATACCCATTGGAAACGCTCACGGGCCGTCTGTTCCTTACAGAAGCCCGAGATTGTCTGTGATGTAAACGACGGGTCAAGGCTATACGCTGCTTTAGGCGCGCTGCTGAATATATCCGTTAGTACATCAGATACGGCCGCCCCGGTGTACATCTTCGCCGGGAGTGTGATACGGTCTAGTAGCAGGATAAAAGACTGCGCAATTATATCAAGGAAACCATCGTTTACAGCCTCAACCTCTGTTATCCAGTATTTCGCCCATAGATTATCCGAGTCGTCGTATAAATACGCATAGTCTCCGAAACTGATACTGTCTGTTGTCTTTATCGACGCGGAGAATTGATTGATTTCGACGGACGTCCCGGTAATATCCGCGGACGGGTCGAATTTCAAGTCCTCTATCTTCGTATATGTGGTGCTGCCTATCTTTATCTTCATTGCGCCACCTTCTGAGGCTCCGAGGCCGTTACCGTAAACGATGTGCTACGCCATATACGGGTTGTTCCTTCTTCCCGGTAGAGCTTATCACTTACGGTCTCCACACGGGCCGTGAAGGTAATCGTTGTCTGATTATAAGGCATTGTCACGATATGTTCGGACACCGGGTCTGTGAGCATTTCATATAGCTGTGAGTATGTATCTTCCATACCCGTAGGCACGGCGACTGTTATATCGTATTCCATATATGTCCCGAGTACATCGTTGTAATACGTCCCGTCAAGCAAGTCCCCGGAGTTACCCGAGGACTTCACTGTTGCTTTTCGGGAGATACTGCAAGGCATTTTGTACTCTACATTATCTATCGTAAATGACATTCAATACCTCCGACTTAGTATGCGGCCCCAGTTGCGAGGCTTACACCCACACGCTGAGTCTCTTCTTTGTTCAGCTCATATACGAGCTTTGCAAACTCCGTTTTGCCTACCTTGAATACGGCGTTAAGGACAAGCGGACGATTGTTCGTGCCGTTGTCCGCCTGTGTCCCGATAGGCGTTAGTTTCGGAAGCCCGGCAATCTGTAGGTTGTTGTTTGTGGCCGGGATAGTCATGCCCTGTGATATACGGGAGCTTACATCCTCAATAGGGAGGCTATTGTTAAATGCCTGCCCTATCTTTCCGGCGTTATCTTCGATACCCTTTGTAAACAGGTCAATCATATCCGGCGCGAAAGTATGGAAATTTGATAACGGGCCTGCTTCGGGTTCGGAGAAGCCTACGTATTTCTTGACCTGCTTTGCGATTGACTTGATAACCGTATCAGACAGGTCTTTCTCCTTACTTTCGATACCCTCGATGAAGTTGTCCATGAGGTCTGAACCGTATTTCTTCGTCTTTTTCGTGAGCTTTTTAAGGCTCTTTGAAAGAGTATCGGATATAGTCTTCGACTTATCCTCTGTGGCAACGCCCATCTTATCGAGGGACTTCGCATACGCTTCGCCGACGTCCTCAACAGAAGTCTTGACGCTCTTCGTAAGGTCTGTGACCTTCACCCCTGCGTCACCCATTGTCTTGACATACGTATTCCAAGCTGAGTTAACGCTCGTCATATAGTCATTCAGAGCTGTCTGATTGTCCTTTGAAACCTCTTTAGCAAGCTCTGTTTGGGCTTCGCTGCCTGCCATAAAGTTCCTGTTGTGGTAGGTATCGGCGTATTTCTTTAGCTCGTCGTCTGTCATAGTATTTAATGCTATGACTTGATTGAGGCCCTTTACACCCATTGCCTGTATTTCCTTGAACATAGTAGTATCGCCTGTCCTCTTCTTGAGAACTGCAATCTGCTGAGTCCAGTCTTTAAGGGCCTTTACCTGCGAGTCGAGATTATCAACCAAAGTGCTCTTGCTTACGGCGTCCCCGGAGTCGAATTTATCGAATAGACTAAATGCTCCAAGTATTTCCTGCTTACGCTGCTTAATCTTATCAAGAGAGGCCTGTAAGGCGTCCTTGTATGTCTTTTCAGCGTTGGTAAGAGAAGTCTTTAGGTCGTCATTCGCCTGCTTTTCAGCGTCCTGCAAAGCCTTTTTCTTTTCAAGGTATGTCTTCTGTACCTCAATCCATTCATCAGTATTTTTCTTGAAATACTTTTTGGCTGTTTTCCAGTAGCCTACCTGCTCCGCGAGGGTCATTTCACGGCCCTTTTTATTCTTTGCTTGAAAATCCTCCTCGCCCTTTTGGAACTGCTCCAACAGGGCCTTGCGTGTGCCAGCTGTGGCCTTCTTGACATTATTCAATGCCGTATTATAGGCCGTAGAGCCTTTCTTTACTCGCTTTGATACGGAAACCCAAAGAGCCGCCTGCTGTTTGTCCGTCATCTTTCCGGCGTCCTGTAGCTCCTTGACCTTCTTTTTCGTGGCCTTGATATATGCGTCGTCAATCTCCGTTTGAGACATACGAACTTCTTTTCTTACGGTCTTTGTCTTTCCGCCTTTAGCAGCAGCTTTTGAGACTTTTTTAGTCGCATCGTAGGCCGCCTTCACAGATTTTGTTGTGGTCTTTTTAAGGCTCTTATAGATAGAGTCTGCCAGTTTGTTTGAGGCCTTCGTTGCCTTCGGTGCACCCTTCTCAATACCTTTAGCGATACCGAGAGCAAGATTGACACCTATTTCATCACGCATTACACGAGACGGCGACTTTATCTTGAAGAAATCCTTCAAGGCCTTTAATACTTTCTTTCCGACGCCTTTTACCTTTGAAACGACCCAACCAACCTTGTTGTTGATACCTTCCCACAAGCCGCGCATAAAGTCGCCGCCTGCTTTCTTGATACCGCTCCATCCGGCTTTTATCTTATAGACCATGCACTTTGCCAACACTCTCATTTTCGCGTTATTGGCTTTCATTTTGGCTTGCATTTCTTTGAGCTTTACTTGAACGTGCTTTACTGCGTCTCCAAGTTTGCCATTTGAGGCCTTATCGAGGGCTTCAAAGCCTTTCTTCCAAGGCGCAAGGTATCCGTCTGCGGCTGTCTTTATAACGCCTTTGATACCACCGCCGTTTTTCTTTACGGTGGATTTTATATTACCCCATTTTTCAGAGGTACTTATTTTTATCTTATCCCATGCTTTACCGACGGTATCTTTAATACCGCCGAATACTTTTCCGACGTTGGACTTCATTCCGTCCCATACCTTACCGACGCCGCTCTTTACCGCATCCCATACAGCCGACGTCTTGCTCTTGATACCGTCCCACGCTTTACCTACGGTGTCCTTGATAGCACCGAACACTTTGCCTGCGGCTCCTTTTAAGGCTTCCCAACCTGCTTTCAGCACTTTGGAAATCTTATCCCAGTTCTTTACAACTGCGATAACGCCTACAATAGCGGCCGCTACAGCAGCGATAACCGGGAGAAGCGGTAAAAGGGCCGGGAGTACGCCTGCGATAGATGGTAAAACAGTGGTAGTCAGAAGAGAACCAAAGCTCTTTAAACCTTCTAGTGCTGTTCCGCCTACCAACTTCGCGATGTTACCGAGACTGCTTCCGAGGGTCTTCAATCCGTCGAGCGCACCTCCGCCGAGGCCTGCAACCTTGTCCTTGACAGTTCCAAGAGTAGTTCCGAGCTTCTCAAGGCCACTCACCTTTTCCGGTGGAACTTCAAGGTCGTCGAGAAGGTCAAATAATTCGCTGTCTTTCGAAGAACTCAAATCCCCGGGTTTCCCACTCTTGAATATCTTTCCGACAATATCTTTGATACCGCCGCCGAAATCCTTGACGTCCTTGACTCCGCTTATAGCGTCTGAGATACCGCCTTTAAACATCGGTATAAGCGCGGCTGCTATAGCTGCTTTTCCGCCCGGTGACGCGTCAGACCACGCCTTTCCGATTGCGTCGTTCAGCTCACCAATAAACGTCGGAAGCTGTTCTACAATCTGTGGTACAGCGTCAATCAGCGCGCCACCGAGGGCTGTTACGATAGCAAGGGCCGCGTCCGCAAGTGACGGAGTAAGCTCTATAATACCGTCTACGAGGGCATTCACGAGGGCCTGTACGCCAGTCTGAATTTTATCTTTATTCTGTGTGATATACTCCGTGAAACTTTGCAGGAAATCCACAGCCGCATCTACGATAAGAGGAAGGTTCTGTATTATGCCATCGCCGAGTGCTTTGACAATCTGTGCGGCCCCGTCTAGGAGCTTATCAGCGTTCTCTGAGAGGCCTTGAACGATTGCTGTAAGGATTTGTGTACCTACGGAAATCAAATCCGGGAGAACGCCTGCTATGGTGTCTGAAAGGGACGAAATCAAGCTAGATACCTTATCGGTAATCGCGCCCAAGTCCACATTTCCGAACGCCGAGGATAACGCCGTCTCAATGGAATTGACAATATCCGGTAAAGCCTCGATAACTGTAGAGGCAAGTGTCCCCAGTCCCGAAATAAGAGGCGGAACTAAATCCTCCAACATTTTCGGTAGCTTCTCTGCAATGATAGGGGCCGCCTTTTCCACTAAAGTCCCTATGCCTTTCAAAGCCTGCTCAACAACCGGGAGTAAGTTATCAAGATAGCCCTTTACGTGTTCTGTAGAATTTCCAATTTTTTGGTCATATCCTACAATCGTATCAACAAGGTTATTTATATTTGTGGATAAATCTTTGCCGCTTCCTATGGAAGTCTTTAAATTCTCCCATGCGGCCTGCATTTGCCCCATCGAACCTTCAAGGGTTGAAGAAGCCTCACGCGCCGTTGTGCCTGCTATCTTCTGCTTCTGCTGTATCAAGTCAATAGCAGTGACAATATCTGAAAACGAGTTCATTGAGAGGTTTCCGGCTTGCCCTATGGACTTCGCGTATTCGTTCGCGTCGTCAATGAGTTTACCCATTTCCTCTTTAGTTCCCCCGTAGCCTAGCTTCAAGTTGTCCAACATCGTATAATTCTGCTTTGAAAAGCCCTTATACGCGTTTATGACATCCTCCATGTTTCCACCGAAGGTATTGAAGTTATCGGATATAGCTCTCATAGCCACGTCCGTTTGGTCTGCGGCCTTTTGCGTATCGCCGCCGAGGGATTTTATAAGCGAAGCAGAGAACTGCGTCGATGTCTCCATATACTGATTTGCTGACATTCCGGCCGTCTTATACGCATTTTTGGCATTTTTCATGACCGTATTCTGTGCGCCCTCAAGCATTTTATACTCGCCTCGCACATCGTCAACGCTTTTACCTACAGTCTTTGCATAGTCCTGTAGGTTCATACCCATATTTCCGTAAAGTTTCTGTACGCCGCCTACCATCTGCTGATAATTACCGAATGCGGATGTAGACCCCGATACGAGATTTTTGAGGCCGCCTACAGCCTTCCCAATCCCCGACGTCATCGCACTAAAGCCCTTTGAAACCATATCGGAAGCAATATTCGCTTTGAATACGCTTCCGAACTCTGACATACGCCCTTTGGCCCGGTCTAGCCCTTTCTCGAAGGGGCTAGAGTCAAGCGATATTTTCGCCGCTAAATCAAATACGTCCATTACTCATTTTCCTCCGAGTGAGTGTAGCTTGCCTAATATATCTGTCTTAATATCCTCTGCCGAACGGGTTTCCGGCTTATAATCAAGCAATTCCTGCCAAGACTTCGGGAACTCCGAGCCACCGAGAACTGTTGACAGGCTGTTCGCCATTGAGCGTAGCATTTCGCTGTTGTAGTCATTGAAGGCATCAATCTTATCCTGCTTATTGAAGTAATCAATACAGTGCTCCAACAGATAATGCTTACCCAGTAGGTTTAGCAGGTCAAGCCGCGCGGTCTCTATAGCTCTGAACCAAACCTCTGCCCCAACTCTATCAATGACGTAAAAAAACCGACAACATCCTCATCGTTCAGAAGCTCATTGATAGAGGCCAAGTATTCGCCTATGGTGTACTTATCAACGTCTTTCGGGTCTACGAAGGACACAAGAGCCAGTATTTCAAGAGTCTCGTCCGGGTGGTCGTCTAATATAGAGTCTAAGATAGCGTTGAAATTAGCGTTCGTCTGCTTTTTTACAGCTTCGCGCTTCTGCTCTTCTGTCATATCATCAGACAGCACAGGCTGTCTCTTACGGATATTCATAATATCCGTAAGAGTGAGCCAATCTGATACTTTATGACGTATCAGATTAGTCTGTCTGAGAAATTCGGAAGGCTTACAAGTTGCGAGGTTCTTTAACTTTGCCATTCTTTATTTCTCCTTTGCTATTACGCCTTCTCAGAGGAAGTCCCCGAGTTGGTATTTGCCTTTGCACCTGTGGTATCTGTGGTAGCGGCCGGGTCGATTGAGTAAAACTCAGCAGGCATCTTATCCTGTGCGTCCAGTGATACGTGTCCGGTAAGGGTGCAGGAAATCTGTCCTTTTCCGCTCTTTGTAGACTGGAGTGAGAGGCCGTCGGTAGACAGGGCATTGATAATCTTGCAGGCTACGAAGCCGCCGTTTGCCTTATCTCCCACCCACCATACGTCCTTGAAGTCTTCCTGTTTGAGGTCTTTACGAGGAGTAATAGCGTGTGTCGTAGAATCTATGTCTGCGGCTCCAAGCTCCATCTTTAAGGCTTCCTCAGTAGTTCCAAGGGCGGTAAATCCAACCGTAACGGCCCATGAGTCGAGGTGTTTCAGCTCTTTCATGTTTACCGGGCAGTTATCTACGTCCTCACCGAGGTCTGAATACGTCGGCTGACATACGACATTGAAGCCGCCTGTGGTCGCTGTGATAATATCCGCAACCTTTGTTGCCTCCGGCTTTGCCGGGTCAAAAGTTTTGAGAAGTACGCCTGCGTCTAACTGTAGGCCTTTGAAGGTATCTTCCGGGATTTCTGTAAACTTTCCCATATTATCTCCTTTCGTTATTTACATAATGCGTGCAGCCCGATATTGAGATACACGGATTTTACATTGTCATCATCAGTAGGTGCTACGAGTGAAAAAATACTGTCTTTAAACAGATATAGGCTTCCGCCGTCAAATGTTATCAAATGCCCTTCGCCTATCTTATCCGATATTTCATCGACTTTAGCAAATAAGTCTTCATACGTATTTGCAGCATACCAAACTCGCGCGCTGATAGAGGTAACCTCTCGCCAATTCGGAAACTGCTGTTGATAGGTAATATACGGCAATACCGCCGTATCGGGTACTGAATACTCGTCGTATGCCGGTATTCCGAAGCTATTGAAAAAATCGTATAAAGCCGCCGCCGCTTTTGTCATTTCAATTCCCACCTTTCTGCGGAAACCTGTCCTATCTGAAATGAGGCTACAGAAGGTGCCTCCGAGTCCTTGATATTAGATGTTACGCGGAATATGGCCCCGTCTGAATTGCGACGTATCACATCGTGAAATACAAGAGGCGTCCCTTTCGCTACAGTAATCGTATAAAGCTCTGTAACGCCGCTTTTTTCCGCTACTTTTGCTTCGAGGGTATTGTTTTTCACGATTGCGGCCTTGAATTTGGCCCCGTCCTCCCAAGTATTCTTGAAGCCGCCGAGGCCATCTGCTTTGGATTTCTTATCCAACATCGTGCAATCTTCCATCATTTTCTCAAAGAGTCTCATATCAGATTTTTCTCCACTTCTTTAGTTGGTCTGCGAATATGTCTACCCATGTCGTACCCGTCCCATCCGAACCCTGCGCCGAGGCTTTGGTATATGAATATCCTCCGAAACTTTCACTCTGATATGGAGAGCGCATATCTTCGGCGTATTCATTCTGCCATTCGTCTATCTGTTTAGATAGGTCTACGACTTCCTGCGGTATCGCAAGAAGCCATATCACCCCGTCAAAGGTTTCGTCCTTTAGGCCGGAGACCGGGTAACCATAGACCCCGTCGTTGAATACTGAGTCGCAGATACGGATATACTGTCCGTCCTGTGCTCCCGGTATCGACAGGCTACCATTGCTGACGGTAAAAGTCCCGAACAGCCGCTTGTAATCGAACCAGTTATTCAGTTCTTTGCATAAATCAGCAATCATAGCAGCTCCTTCCTTACGCGGCAGTTACCTTTGCGATATACAGGGACTTCGGGTTGTAGAGGACTGGCATATAAAGAGCGGAAGCCTTAGTCCAAAGCTCTGCCGGGTCATTCTCAATCCACTGTGTGATATACACATAAGGAGATACGTCCGAAGCAGACGCGCCGGTCTTCTGCTGTACACCAGTTACTTCCGGTGGGTCGCCCCAAAGGCCTGTACCGAGACGGTTCTGTGCGTATGCTGTTCCGAAGAATGTAATCTTATCCTGCGGATAGTAACGGGCCTGTGTGATAGAAGGCCTTCCGTCCTTGCCAATCTTAGCCTCTGCGCCGTACTTGAGGTCGTTGGTAATGATAGTGTCAATACCGAACTCCTCTGACAGATACGCGTCAAGGTCTGTACGCCTTACAAGCGCGCCCTGTGAGTTAGCACCATTGATTACGGTCTGAATACCCTTGTTGCTGCGGAGACGAGAGATATTCTTCTTAGAGGTGTAGATACCATTGATAGTAATGCCATCATCGGCGGCCTTGTCGATAATCTCCTGTATCTGAGCCGATACGTCGGCCTTTGTATCGTTGATAGCAAATGCTATATCGACATTATCCTTTGGCACACCGTAATCTACGGTAAGGTCAAGGTCATTCTCCTTGATTGTGATATGGCCGGTCGCAAGCAGCTCATTCTTTGCCACCTTTGAACGGGTGATAACTTGGTCGGCCAGTCTTGCGCCATCTCCGAGTACGTAATCGTAAAGAGCGTCCTCTTTTACGCCGGAATGCGTAAGCTCACGGATACGCTCAGACTGATTGATTTTAACCTTGATAAGGCCTTTCTCAACTGAGTGAGTATCTACCGGGATACGGAAGGTTGTCTTTGCCTGTGTATCAAATCCGTGGAACTGCGCCATTACCGGTATCTGATATTCTGCGGCTATCGTCTGCCATTTGGCGGCGATATTATCGGTCTTTTCATCGTTGAAAAGTGTATCTGTTGGGTCATTTGGTCTCTGTGGCGCAAATCCCATATCAAGCCATTCAGCTTCCGGGACAAGTCCTAAGATACCATCTTCAAACTTTGGCATTTAAAATCTCCTTTATCTTGTTGTCTGTGCCTACGAGTTACTCCGGTCTTGTAACCGAACCTTCGTCCTCAACAATCGTAAAGCCGATTGCCTTGAGAGCGTCTGCGTCTCCCGGTGTAACGAGCCTGTTCTTATAGATAGTACCGGCTGTAACGACGGAACCCGGCATATCGCCGTTTGTTACATCTACGTCCTCAAATACAACTCCTGCTACCTTCTCCGTAGCAGCGTCGCTTCCCGAACCGGCTACTGTCACCTTATAGGTTGCTCCCATCGGGACATACTTACCGCCGTTTGCGGCTGTCTTTACCGACTTATCATCGGCCTTGATTGTCTTTGTTACCCGAGTGCAGTGCTCCGGGTCTGCGAGAAAATATCCCGGGGCATATACTGTTCCGGTATTCTCATTGATTTTTACGAAAGACATTATTCATTACCTCCGTCATTGTTGTTATTTGAATTGTTTTCCTGTGGCTGAACACCGTAACGGCTCTGATACTGCTGCCATATCTTTTTGCCTTCTCCGGAACTGCCAGTAGCATTTCCGTCCCCGGCAGGCGGCGTATGCGTATCAGCTCCCTTGCTGCCCTTCTCTACGATAAAGTCGCTCCACTCCTTCTTGATACTGTCAATCTTGTCCTTGGAGTCCTTCACCTTACCGTCGTCGTCAAGTTCTAGGGAGTCTACATCAGAAACACGCAGAACAGCGTTGATATGCTTCTCGGAGACTCCGGCTTCTTTCAGAAGTTCCTTGTAAGCTTCCTGTTTCTTCGCTTTTGTTTCCTTTGCCGTTTGGTCTTTCTTATAGGCCTCAAACGCCTCGTGCTCTTTATCGTACTTTTCCTTGTACGCGTCGTCGTCACCCTTAGCCGCTTTTAAATCATCCAGTTCTTTCTGAATGCCCGGCAGCTTATCAGCGTCCGCTTTGTACTTGTCACGCTGTTCCTTTAGCGCGTCAGTAGACTCAGTATGAGCTGTGATAATCTCGTCGATTTTATCAGCTTCGATACCCAGTGCCGTAAGAAATTTCCTTGTCAGTGCCATTTTGTTTTTTCTCCTTTTCTTCGGATATAGCCCGGTTCCTCGGGCCGGTTGATTGTGATATATAAAAACCCGTTTCTTCGGGAATTTATCAGTTTTAATACGCTTTAATACGTTAAAGCAAATGTAGCAAATTCTAGCTTTGCTACAAATTTCAAGCAAATCAAGCAAATCAAGCAAATCAAGCAAATCAAGCAAATCAAGCAAATCAAGCAAATCAAGCAAACCCAAGCAAATCAAGCAAATCAAGCAAATCAAGCAAATCAAGCAAACCCAAGCTGATATGATATGATATGATATGAATATTATTTATATTACTAACGTAATATAAATAATAAAGCCGCTTCGCGGCCCACTGCCTTCGGCAGGCCTGTTTTTTAGGTATAAAAAAAGCACTTGCCGGGTTTGGTAAATGCTCTTACTATTCATATCTATTGTAGCAAATGCTATGTTTGCTATATTTGCTTCAACAACCGAAAGTCGTTAAAGATTTTTAATGTGGCCATTTTAAGGCGATTTGAGCGATTTTAAACTCTTAGGCAAAGACTTCCCCACCTAAACATTTCAAATTGCTCTGAGCGGCCTTCTCGTAGAGCTGAGAGGTCAACTGGAGAGATACTTCTTAGCAATCTGTTTATACTCGTCGCCATGGTCGGCCGCCGCGTTCTTCAAAAAGTGTGCCGGGGCCATATGGACTGTCCCCAACTCAACATACGGAGCATATTCTACATTTGTCCCGATGTATTCATTGTCCCCGTCCCTCGCATGAGATATGCTACTACGTAAGCGGCCGGTATCTACACGCGGAAACTCCGTAAGATTTTTCTTCGCGTAACCTTCCGCCGCGAGGCCGATTGCTTCAAGGGCCTCTTCTTTATCATCTAACAGGGCACGTAATACGTCCTTGCTTCGGTCTGTGAACTTAATGTTTGCCATCTTTGCCACCGCTCTTTTTCTCGTGATAATAGATTATTTCACCATCTTTGCCGAATGGTGCGGCCGTTTTGGGCGCAATATCAGCAAGATGCCTTAATATGTCCTTATCTGCTCCGTCAAGGCCTTTAAACTCGTCTCTACGTCTGTCGTACTCGTCGTATGTCTGTATGGCTAGAAATTTTTCTTTGGTCGTCATTACTTCAATCCTTTCAACAGCTTTTTGGCTTCACTGCTTATCTTTTCACCATTCAGCATTTTTCTAAATACTTCTGAGACACATTCTAACATACAATCTGTGTTTATTGTACCATCAGCGTTCAAAGCATTCTGTATATTTTTAACATACAGCCTTGACTGATACGAGGACTCAAATCTATCACCCTTTAAAGCCCATACAACAACGTCGTTCCCATCGTTATCGACGAATGTTTTCGGGACAATATCGTTTACTCCGAGGCCTTCTGTCAAGTATCGTTTATACTCGTCTACATCCTGCTTATCTAGCAC